CTGGGTGCTGCGACGCACGGGCTTCGCGGGCGTGGCGCTGGCCCCGTGGGGGATTTACATCCTGCCAGAACACATGTATTCCGACCGCCTGATCGCGCACGAACAGGTTCACTGGCAGCAGTGGCAGCGCATGGGCACGGTGAAATACTACGCGACCTATCTGTGGCAGGTCATCCGATATGGCTACCGCAACGCGCCGATGGAAAGAGAAGCGCGCGGCGAATAAATTAGCGTGGTATATTCCGCGCCATCGTACCGGCCCGTTGACCGGGGATTCCACGGAATCACATGGACGCAGATCAACTGCCCGTAGCGGACACCGCGCCAGCGGAAACCGTGCAAGCGCCCGAGGTGACGGCCACCCCGGATGTCGCTACTGATGCGCCGGCTGAACAGTCAAAGACTTTCACGCAAGAGGAAGTCGACGCACTGATCACCAAGCGGCTCGCAAAAGAGCAGCGCAAGTGGGAAAGGAAGCTCACGCAACCTGCCCAGCAAGCCAAACCCGTTACCGCCCCCGCACCTACTGCGGATCAGTTCGCCAACGTCGACGAGTACGCGCAAGCGCTCGCCGAACGCAAGGCGCAAGAACTGCTCCAGCAGCGTGAGCAGCGGCAGCAACAGGAAGCCCTGCTGGAAAGTTATCAGGAACGCGAAGAAGCGGCCCGGGAAAAGTACGACGACTTTGAGCAAGTCGCGCTGAACCCGAAGCTGCCGATCACGACCCTGATGGCGCAGACCATCCAAGCCTCTGACGTGGGGCCGGATGTTGCGTACTACCTCGGGAGCAATCCCAAGGAAGCGGAGCGGATTTCTCGGCTGCCGGCTTATTTGCAGGCCAAGGAAATCGGCAGGATCGAAGCCAAAGTGCAGTCGAGCCCGCCGGTGAAGAAAACCTCTGCGGCCCCCACGCCGATCACGCCTGTTACCGCCAGGTCTGCGTCTACGACGTACGACACCACTGACCCGAGGTCTGTGAAGAACATGACCACCAGCCAGTGGATCGAGGCCGAGCGGCAGCGGCAGATGAGGCAGTGGGAAGCCAAGAATCGCGTTCGTTGAACTGAAAGGAATCTGTCATGGCTCAAAGTCTGTTGACCATCGACATGATCACCAACAAAGCGTTGGAGATCCTGGAGAACAACCTGGTCATCACCCGCAACGTGAATCGTCAGTACGACGATTCGTTCGCCGTCGAAGGCGCCAAGATCGGCGACACGCTGCGCATCCGCCTGCCGGATCGCGCGCTGGTCACCGACGGTGCTGCGCTGCAAGTGCAAGAGGTGCAGCAGCAGTTCACCACGCTGACGATTGCTTCGCAGAAGCACATCGGCGTGAACTTCACCTCTGCCGAGATGGCCCTGTCGCTGGACGACTTCGCTGATCGCGTGCTCAAGCCCCGGGTTTCGCAACTCGCGGCCAGCATCGACGCCGATGTCGCCAACGCGTACAAGGACATCTTCCAGTCTGTCGGCACCCCCGGCACGACGCCGGCCACGTCGCTTGTGCTGCTGCAAGGCCAGCAGAAGCTGAACGAGGCTGCTGCCGTCATGTCGCCGCGCTACGCCACCGTCAATCCGGCGGCCAACGCGGGCCTGGTGGAAGGCATGAAGGGCCTGTTCAACCCGACCAGCACGATCTCGCGCCAGTTCAAGAACGGCATGATGGGCGAAGGCATCCTCGGCTACGAGGAGATCAACATGTCGCAGTCCATCAAGGTCCACACCACCGGCTCGGCTTCGCGTTCGGACACCCCGATCGTGAAGACCACGCTGACCAACGGTGCGACCAAGCTGACGCTGGACAACGTGACCGACAGCCTCACGCTGGTCCCGGGCGACGTGTTCACCATCGCTGGTGTGTTTGCGGTCAACCCGCAGACCCGCGAGTCCACCGGCTCGCTGCAGCAGTTCGTGGTGCAGAACACGGTCACCTCGGCTTCCACCGAGTTCGTGGACGTGGAGTTCCTGCCGGCCGTGTACGCGCCCACGCAAGCCCTGGCCACGGTCAGCAAGCTGCCGACCGCCAGCGATGTCGTCACCTTCCTGGGTGCGGCTTCGACGGGCTATCCGCAGAACCTGATCTACCACAAGGACGCGATCACGTTCGCCACCGCTGACCTGATGCTGCCGCAAGGCGTCGACATGGCCAGCCGGAAGGTCCACAACGGGATCTCGATGCGGATCGTGCGCCAGTACGACATCAACAACGACCGGATGCCGTGCCGGATTGACGTGCTGTACGGGTACAGCGTCATCCGTCCGCAAATGGCCGTTCGCATGTGGGGGTGATGAAAATGCCGAACACCAAAGCAATTGGTGTGGCATTCGAGGATCCCGAACTCGACGGTGCAATCATCGGCAAGTCCGGTGGCACCGCCGGGTTCTACGGAACCGCGCCTGTCGCACGTCGCGCCGCTGCCGCGCAAGCCACCTCGCTTGTGGGCACGGCATCCTCGACCGCAGTGGACACCAACCTCAAGGCCGCTGTGATCGAGATCATGAACACGCTGCAGGCCATCGGCCTGTGGAAAGGTGCCGCGTAAGCGGCGGAAAGGAACATCATGTCCAACGCATCTTTTGAAGCGCCGAAGATCGGTGACGGCGAGCAAATCGGTGACGGCAACGTCGACGAACGCCTAAACGTAGGCCGCTCTGGCCAACCCGTTCTGGTGCAGGGCTCGACCTCGGGCAACCTCGGCTTCTACGGCACGGCCCCCGTGGCCCGCCGCGCCGCCGCGGCCCAGGCAACCTCGCTGGTCGGCACCGCCAGTTCCACGGCGGTTGACACCAACATGAAGGCCGCGCTGATCGAGGTGATGAACACCTTGTCGGGCCTGGGCCTGTGGAAGGGCGCTGCCTGAGCACTGCTCCGACAGCGTTGCACGTGGGCTGCGGGGCCGATCCCGCGCCTGCGTGGCTTGCGGGCTATGACGAGGTTCGATTAGACATCGACGCCTCTCATAGCCCGCACATCGTTGCCAGCATGACATGCCTTGGCGACATCGGCCAATACGACATGGTGTACTGCAGCCACGCGCTGGAGCACTTGTTGCCGCACGAAGTACAGACTGCGCTGGGCGAGTTCAAGCGCGTGCTGAAGCCCAACGGCGGCGTCGTGATCATGGTTCCCGACTTGGAAGACGTGCCGTGCGACGACGCGGTGCTGTACGAGTCGCCTGCAGGCCCGATACGCGGCGCAGACCTGTACTACGGCTTTCGCTCGGAGCTTGAGCGCAACCCGTACATGGCGCACAAGACGGGCTTCGTCGCCACCACACTGCAGGCAGAGCTTGAGGCCGCGGGCTTCCGCAGCGTTACTACCAAGCGTCTGGACTGCTACAACCTTATGGGCGCCGGCTTGAAGTGAAAGTCGTCTTCTGCACCCCCACCTACACGCGCCCGCACCCCGCCTACGTGAAGGCGCTGGAGGAAAGCATTCCCGCGCTGGACGCTGCCGGCATTGAGCACCAGGTGGTGTTTGAGGTCGGGTGTCCATACATCAGCGCCGCCAGGGCCACGCTGACGCGCAAGGCGCTGGACGCTGGCGCTGACGTTGTGGTGTACATCGACCATGATGTGTCGTGGCGGCCGCAGGACATAGTCAAACTCATCCAGACCGAGGGCGATGTCGTGTCGGGCACGTATCGCTTCAAGAAGGACGAGGAGGACTACATGGGCGCGCTGTTCACCGACGCTGCGGGGTATCCGCAGTTGCGGTCCAGCGACGGCGCCATGCGTGCCCACTGCATTCCTGCGGGGTTTTTGAAGATTACCCGCGATGGCATCCGCAGGTTCATGCGGGCATACCCAAAACTGCTGTACGGGCACCCTGACTGCTACACGGTCGATCTGTTCAACCACGGCGCCCACGAAGGCGTGTGGTATGGCGAGGACTATGCGTTCAGCCGCAACTGGCTTGCGCTGGGCGGCGACATCTGGCTGGTGCCCGACTTGCAGCTGGATCACCACAGCGCGGATCAGGTGTACCCGGGCAACTTCCACATTTACATGCGCAAGCAGCCCGGAGGCGACCTATGCCCGTCATCTACATGAAGCACCCGATTCACGGCACCAAGGTTGCCACGATGGATCTGGAGGCAGAAGAAGATGAACGCAACGGATGGGAAAGGTATACTCCGGGCGAGGAATCGCCCCAGGTTGCCGTCAACGAACTGACTGCGCGCAGGCGGCGACGGGAGTCCGCCGATGTCTACCACAGCCGGTGACCAGATCAACGCCGCACTGCGGCTGATCGGCCAGCTTGCCGAGGGCGAAACGCCCTCCGCCGCCACGTCACAGGATGCGCTGGCGGCTCTGAACCAGATGCTCGACTCATGGAGCGTTGAGCGCCTAGCGGTGTACAGCACGCAGGATCAGGTGTTCACCTGGCCGGCAAACACCGCCACGCGCACGCTGGGGCCGACGGGGAACTTCGTCGGCAACCGGCCGGTGCTGGTGGACGA